TTAAAGATTATTCCAGATGCAAAGGTCTTTGTTCAGAAGCAGCGTAATGCACAATGGGAAGGTTCATTTAACTTTTGGTTTGACCAAAAAGGTTTACGATATAAAGAGAGTCCACCAAGATGACAATAAATAAATTTATAAAGCAATGCAAAAAAGTATTTGGAGATGACATTCAATACAAAGCAACTTCTAAAGACGGTCAAGTATTTAAAACGAAAGGATGGAGAGATGATAAAGTGGGCACTAACCAAAGACAACTTACCCCAGCTTATAGAGAAACTAAAAAGTCTTGACTTTGCTAAACGCTGGCGTGTAACAGTAACAGACGCTAAACTTAACCGTAGTCTTGAACAGAACGAAAGGTTATGGGAACTATACACAAGTTTAAGCAATCATTTAGGTATTGAGAAAGACCGTATTCATGAACTTTGTGGCTTTAAATTTTTGAGATACCAAACTGAAATAGCAGGTATGCCTGTAGAACTTATAAAGTCAACAACTAAACTAACCACAAGTGAAATGACAGAATACCAACAACAGATAGAGGTATGGGGTCAGACTATGGGATGGGGTTGGGATTACTAATGAAGATATTAATAGCTTGTGAGTTTAGTGGAACTGTAAGAGAAGCATTTACAAAGTTAGGTCATGATGTAACTTCATGTGATATTGAGCCAACAGATATTCCTGGCAAACATTACCAAGGTGATATTGCAGATATTATTAATGATGGCTGGGATATGATGATAGCTTTTCCACCATGCACACATTTAGCTGTTAGTGGTGCTAGACATTTTGAACAAAAAAGAAAAGATGGTAGACAGCAACAAGGTATAGATTTTTTTATGTCAATGATAAATGCACCAATACCTAAAATTGCAGTAGAAAACCCAATAGGTATTATGAGTTCGCTTTATAGGAAACCAGACCAAATTGTTCAACCATATCATTTTGGACATGAAGCTAGTAAGGCAACTTGTTTATGGCTTAAAAATTTACCATTATTAAAACATGACAATGTAGTTGGAAAAGGTGAAGTCTTTACCAGCTCTACTGGAAAAAAATACCCAGCTTGGTCGCATGATGCAATTGATGCTAATGGTAAAAAAATTGGATATAACACACCAGAAATTAAAAAGATACGCAATAAAACATTCCAGGGTATAGCAGATGCTATGGCAAACCAATGGGGTATAAATGAACTATCGTAACCCTAAACTACTTAAACTAGCAGATGGAGCACCATGTATGATGTGTTCTATTCAAGACGGAACAGTAGTATCTGCACATTCTAATCAATTACGTGATGGCAAAGGCACATCTATAAAGGCACATGATTACCGTATAGCGTTCCTATGCCATCAATGCCACCACATGATAGATAATGACAAAAGTTTAGATAAACATGATAGAATAGCAGCATGGGAAGAAGCACACCGTAAAACTATAGGCTGGTTATTTACTAACGGACATTTGGAGGTAAAGTAATGGGTAAAGGTTCTGGAAGAAGACCATTGTTAATTTCTGAACAAGAAGCACAAGATAACTGGGACAAGATATTTAAAAAGGAAAAGAATAGTCCTGACGTATCACCACACACTTATGAATACGAACTTAATAAATCCACAGGTAATGTAGAGAAAAGATTTAAAGAAGGAACATCTAAACCTAACGAAAGTCAATTTGATGGCAACTGAAAAACATCTTAAAAGAATTGAAAGAATATCAACATATTCAAAAGATGACTTATTGGCTCTTAAAGAAAGAATTAAAAAAGAAAACAAACAGCACTATGATGCAAACAGAGATAAAATTTTAGGGTACAAAAAGAAATATAGAGAAAACAATAGAGAAGCATTAAACGCTAAAGCAAAATTAAAACGTGCAGCTAATAGGCATAACAATTTTTCTCATCTTAAAGCATTTAATCTTACAAAAGAACAATACCTTGATATGCTTGAAAAGCAAAATCATGTATGTGCAATATGTGGTAATAAAGATAATAATAAAAAACTAGCAGTAGACCATTGTCATACCACAGGTGTAATTCGTGGGTTATTATGTTCTGCTTGCAATACTTCTTTAGGTAAGTTTAAAGATAGTGTAGAATTATTACAAAATGCTATTCAATATTTAAAGGATAACAATGGCAACAAGCCCAACGCAATTATCGTTAAAAAAACTTCGTGAGGAGGGATACCTAGTTGATGTTGTAGAGAGATGGATACCAGGTGCGAATATTAGAAAAGACCTCTATGGCTTTGGAGACCTCTTATGTATAAAAGGAAAAGAAACTTTAGTTGTCCAGACCACAACTGCAAGTAATATGGCGGCACGCTGCCGAAAGATAGCAGACCATGAAAACGTAGGTCCAGTTCGTGAAGCAGGATGGGCTATTCATGTACATGGTTGGCATCAAGACGATAAGAAGAAATGGCATTGTAAAATTAAGGATGTATCGTGAATACCAGAGATAAAATACTAGCTTACCTTACAGAGCCTAAAGCTATAAAAGATATAGCAGCACATGTAGATGGCAATTACAATACTATTAAAAATTTGCTTGTCACCATGAAGATGGAAGGTCATATACACGCATTCAAAGATAAAGATAATAGACTTATGCACTATTACATTCCACAACCACATCCACTACAAGGTATATTTGGACACACAGCAAACTTCACAGAAGACCAGATAAAAGGTGTCATAAGCCATAACGCAGATGATGCTAAACATAACCTTCAGCAAAGAACTACACAAGAAACATTTGGGCAAAGCGTAGCTTATACGCTAACACAATATGATTAGTATGGAACGCTTATTGTCTATCCTAGAGGACTGGGCTTTGTGGATGAAATCGGATAATCATAAGCTAGGTTATCCATCTAAAAGCATAGGTATGTCTTCAGGTGGTGAGTCTACAAGTGAAGCGTTTGAAGAAATGTGTTCTGCTCAGGACATGTCTAATTTACGCACCATAGACGCTATCATACATAGTCTAGACAAGCCTCAACAAGACGCTATCTATACTAGATACTTAGATGCTAAACCAAAAATAGCCCATCATTGGCATTTAGAGATGGCATACGATAACTTACTTACAATTGCGAGTAGAAGGATAAACGCATAATGTTGTTGAACAGATATAGCAAAGTATGCTATAATACTACTTCTGGGATAAGTCCTACCCGTTAATAACGTAATTCACAAAAGCCTGACTGCACTCTCTCCGTGGTTGGGCTTTTTCTTTTTATGAAACTATCTATTTGCGAACAATGCGGTGAACCATTTGACTTCACCGAGTATAGCCTGTGTAATGATTGCAGATATGACCACCGATTTATTAAGTTAAGGAAAAGCTATGAAGAAACCAACAACGAAAAAAGGCAAGATGGCGAAAGTCAGCAAGGTGATGAAGGAATTTAAAGCAGGTAAGTTGCATAGTGGTTCTAAAAAAGGTCCAGTAGTAAAATCTAAAGCTCAAGGCATAGCTATCGCACTTAGCGAAGCTGGTCTATCTAAAAAGAAAGGTAAATAATTATGCCAATGGTAAAAACAAAAAGTGGAGTTAAAGCATTTCCTTACACTTCAAAAGGTAAAATGGAAGCTAAAGAATACGCAAAGAAAACAGGCAGCAAAATGGCTGCTAAGCCTATGAAAAAGGCAGCTAAACGTGGCAAATAAACCAGGTCTATACGCTAACATTGCAGCCAAAAAAGCTAGAATTAAAGCTGGCTCAGGTGAGAAGATGCGTAAGGTAGGTTCTAAAGGTGCACCTACAGCTATGGCATTTAAACAATCAGCAAAGACAGCTAAGAAAAAGAAATGAGTGTCTGGCAAAAGAAAGCAGGCAAGAACCCTAAAGGCGGACTTAACGCTAAGGGTCGTGCCTCTTACAATAAAGAAACAGGTGGCAATCTAAAAGCACCAGTAAAGTCAGGTGATAATCCTAGACGTGCATCATTTTTAGCTCGTATGGGTAATATGCCAGGACCAGAACGTAAACCTAACGGTGAACCAACAAGACTATTACTATCCCTAAAAGCATGGGGAGCATCTAGTAAAGCAGATGCAAAAGCAAAGGCAAAGAATATTAGCTCACGCAATAAAAAGAAATAGTATAATAAGCAATGCTTAAAATATTTGTAGGAATGGATTTAAAAGTAGAGCCAGTAGCTTACGCAGTATTCTGCCAAAGCGTAATTGAGCATTCATCAATACCTGTTAGCTTTACACCAATGGCTTTAAATACATTATCTGAGTATACAGAAACTCATAAGGATGGAAGCAATGCTTTCATTTACTCACGCTTTCTAGTGCCTTACCTTTGTGATTTTAAAGGAATGGCTTTGTGGGTTGATGGTGACATGATTGTAAGGTCAGACATTGCAGAGTTGTTATGGGAGTTTCAGCAAGACGAAGCTGTCAAAGTAGTTAAGCATCACTACCAAACAAAACACCCTATTAAATACTTAGGTTCAAAGAACGAAGATTACCCAAAGAAAAATTGGTCTTCAGTTATGCTATGGAATTGTGGGCATCACTTAAATAAACAATTAACGCCTAGATTTGTTATGGAAAAAGATGGCAAATACCTACACAGATTCGAGTGGCTCAAGTATCCTGAAGAACAAGTAGGTAAGCTAGACGAAACATGGAACTGGCTAGAAACAGAATACGAATACAACCCAGATGCTAAGTTAGTGCATCACACATTAGGCACACCTTGCTTTAAGGATTATCAGAATACTGATTACGCAAAAGAGTGGTGGCAGACTTACCATAGAATGATATATCCTCTCAAAGGAAAAGACAAAGAATCGGAGCTTTAGCATGGCAGAGTATTTACAAGCACCGCCTAGAAGAAAGGCGTTAGGTTTATTAGCTGATGCACTTACTTCAGGACAAGAGGCTTTAAATACAGTCAATTTGCCATATGTAGGTGGTTTAGG